TTAGCGACTCTTGACTTTGGCATATTAAATTCTTATCTTTGCTCCTACAAATTTAGTCAATACATACTTAATACACAACAAAATGCAAGACAACGTAAAGGCATTGATCGAGCAAGAGCTCGTTAAGCACCTGCTTGTAATTGAAGAGTTTCTGAAATCGATTGGGGTTGACGAAACAAAGTCTGTTGTTACCATCCTGGTATCTCCTGAGATTGAGGTTACTGACGATTACATCACCGACAAGGCTGGTGTTTTGCTCCTGAGCACAAGAGAGGAGTCGGAGATAATCATGGATCAACTAGATTGTATCCGAGATGGTATCATTACTGATTCATCCTTTGAGGTAATGGACATTGAAGATATGTCTTGCCCTAGTTCTAAGCATGATGAAGACCAGGGTGAGTCCCCTATCGAGGACTTATTCGCTGACCTACCAAAATCAAAGTAATGAGTGGGGTCATTAGAAAAATCATACTAGGTCCAGACCCTAAGAATGGGATGGCCTACTATGTCGGGATGCGCGTGCAAAGCGGGGAGATCTCTGCTATTGTCTTTGATGAATCAGCGCTACACAAGCACAATGTTTTCCGATACATTGTATATGTATCAACCGACGAGGGGACCGAGATATGGAAAGTCATTGAGGGTCTCCCGTGTGTGATTGAGTGCGACCTAAACTTCTAATAATGAAGTCAATAACATCGTTTATCGTAGAGATCGAGCAACCGATCAAGGATAAGATACAGACCTCTTCTGGGGTTGAGCTATTCATAGATACTAGATTCAATGAGTTCCAATACAGAACGACGAGTGGTAAAATTATCGCGGTACCGTCAATACTTAGTAACAAAAGAAATGATACTGATCAACATGGTGCTTCTTTCGTCAAGCCTGGGGACACGCTTTACTTCCATCACCTTGTGGTTATGGATAAGACTCAGGCTCTTGTTGGTGTCGATAACCATTTCATGGTTAAGTATGACCCAGTGCATACGCTCAACAACCAGGCGATTGCTTACAAGGATCAGGACACTGGTGAGATAATCCCATTGTTTGGCTGGTGCTTATTGTCCCCAGCCCCAAAGGAGGAACCAGAAGAAGGTGTCATTAAGATCGTAAAGATCAAGGAGGAACCAGAGACGCTCGGTGTTGTTGCTAAGATGTGTGACGAACTGAAAGACGTTAACCTGAAAATAGGTGATGTTGTTGGTTTCGCAAGGGGCATGGACTACAGGATTGACATTGACGGGGTTGAATTGTACAGAACAAGAATACAAGACTTACTGTATGTCAAAGAAAAATCCTGAGTACAACTCAATCGATGTATCGATTAGACTGATGGACAGTATGTCTATAGCTATTGAGAACATGATTGATGAGATACGAAAACCAGTTGACCAGGAAATTACTGGTAGCGCTAGGAAAGCAGAGCTCCAATCAATAAAGCAGACGGCAATCGATTGCAAGGAGCTTATTATTGAGAGGCAGAAGCTGAGTGAAATGATTAAAGAGTTTGAAAAAAATGGAACATTCGACAACGCATCATCAGACTTCAGCGGAGGATTTGCTGAGAAGTTCTCAAAGAAACAGTGATTGGGGTTACGATAACACATTGATGGGGGAGACTATCATAGATGTTATTAAGGATAGGTGTGCTGAAATATTTTCAAGGCTACCAGATATTGTAGTGCTTGATGTGTACGAGTACCTATTGAGAAAGTCAAATGCTAATTGATGTAGAGGGATATAGCGAAAAGGTTATTCAGTTGATTGATGATCAGCCGATAGGTGATATCATAGAAATTGAGGACCTATTCATTGCTCTGCCGAAGAAGCCTCAGAAAAAAGACATCCTATTTCACAACCTCCCAAAGAAAGATCAGAGATGGAAGAGGTTGAGTTTCCCAGAAGAAGTTCTAAGGATAAAGTCTATGGACGAGTGGCTGGAGAAGCCAGACTCATTCAAGGCTAGGTATACCCCTGTCATTGAGGAAGAGTTTAATAGGAGACGTGACGGGGTGTGGTTCTACAATAATGGGGAACCGACTTATATAACAGGCCATCACTACATGTTGCTTCAATGGAGCAAGATGGATATTGGGTATGGTTATTACTACGAGTTCCAAAGAGACATATACTTGCATCTTCAAGCATGCATTGTGGATGAGCGTTCTCTTGGTCAGAACTACATCAAGTGCCGACGATCTGGGTACACGAATGTGGCCAGCGCAGTCCTTGTGGATGACGGTACCATAACCCCAGAGAAGACAATCGGTATACAGTCCAAGACAGGTAAGGATGCCCAGGAGAATATCTTCATGAAGAAGGTTGTCACATTCTATCGTGGATATCCTTTCTTCTTCAAACCTATCCAGGATGGTACCACCAACCCTAGGATGGAACTAGCATTCAGAACCCCATCGAAGAGGATCACAAAGGAAAATAAGGTATCTAACTCTGGGGATGAACTCAATACTGTCATCAACTGGAAGAACACTGTATCTAATGCATACGATGGTGAGAAGCTATTATGGTTGTACCTAGATGAGGCTGGTAAATGGGAGAAGCCAGCATCCATTACTGAGGCATGGAGAATTCAAAAGACATGCCTGTCGGTTGGTAGAAGGATAGTAGGGAAGGCCATGGTTGGGTCAACAGTAAACCCAATGGACAAGGGCGGGGCTGAATACAAAGATCTTTGCCTCGACTCCGATGTGATGCAGAGAAACGCAAACGGTAGAACTAAGAGTGGCCTGTACCGATTGTTCATCCCAGCATATAAAGCATTTGAGGGATTCTTCGATGTGTACGGGAGGTGTGTAGAGGATGATCCAGATGAACCAGTACTTGGGATAGATGGTGAGATGATTACTATTGGGGCCAAGACATTCATGATGAATGAAAGGAAGGCCCTGGAATCAGAGCCAGACAAGCTGAACGAATACATAAGGCAGTACCCATTCAGTCTGGACGAGGCGTTCAGAGATAGCATCGATGGTAGCCACTTCAACGTAGGTAAGATCTATCAGCAGATTGATTACAACAACAACATGTATCCAAACCCAGTTGTTAGAGGCAACTTCATCTGGAAGGAGAAAGACATTGAGGTTATATTTGACCCAAACCCACAAGGAAAATTCTATGTGTCCTGGATGCCGCTCCCTGAGAACAGAAACAAATCATTCATAGATAAGAACGGGAAGAGGTCACCGCTTAATAAACACATTGGTGTAGGCGGGGTCGATAGCTATGACATCGACCAGACACTTGACGGGAGGGGATCTAAAGGGGCATTGCACATGTACAACAAGTTCAGTATGGACTCTAGTTCTGAGATGTTCGTTGTTGAGTACGCATGCCGACCAGACCTGGCCAATACCTTTTATGAGGACGTACTAATGTGCGCATTCTTTTATGGGTATGAGCTACTGATTGAGAACAACAAGTACGGGATAGTAAGGTACTTCGAATCGAGAGGGTATGACAATTACATAATGGAAAGACCTGACTATCTGAAGGCTGCCAGCAGCAAGGTTAATGTAAAAACCAAGGGTATCCCGTCTAACTCTGATGACATAATCAGAACGCATGCCGAGGCCATAGAGAGCTACATTTACCATCATGTAGGTTTGTTAGATTTAGATGAAGAGAGGTTTGGGAAGATGTACTTTAACAGAACGCTTGAGGACTGGATAGGGTATAAGATGGCGAACAGAACAAGATACGACTTAACAATTAGCTCTGGGTTGGCGCTTCTTGCTGCAACCAGAAAGGTTAAGGAAGAAAAGAAGAAGGACTTCACTGAAGTAGAGTTCTTGAGGAGATTCAAGGCTAGGAACATGCATCTGTGATGCAAGGATAAAGTGGCTATATTTGCAGTTAAATGGACGGATTAAATTTCAATACCAGCATGTCTGTCTTTCCAGACCCTCTGGTTGATAGATCGGTTAAAGAGACAAACGAGTACGGGCTTAAATACGCCCAGGCTATAATGTCTCAGTGGGGTGACGTGACTAAGGATCAGTCCTTGCTCCGTAACCGCCAGCGTATATTCGAGCGAAACGAGAAGTACGCTAAAGGTGTACAGGATACATCAATATACATGCAGTTGCTTACATCACTGGATCCGTCCAATGGTGATGGTAGCTTCTTGAATCTTGACTTTACACCAGTACCGATTCTACCAAAGTTTGTTCGGATTGTCGTTAACAAGATACTATCGAAAAAACCATACCCGAACGTACAGGCTGTTGACCCATTCTCTTCTACAGAGAAAGACGTGCATAAGCGTAAGGTTGAAATGCAGATCCAGCAAAAGGAGGCAATCAAACAACTCGCTCAGAAGCTTGGTAAACCAACGAAGTCAATCGATGCCCTACCTGACACACTCGAGGAATCAGAACTGATACTAAGCCAGACAGTTAAGGCATCTTCGGAGATAGCAGCCCAGATAGGTACCAGCCTAACCCTTGAGTGGAATGACTACGAGGACACTGTGTTCAGAAGAAACGTAGAGGACCTTGTTCAGTTTGGGATTGCGATCACCAAGAGAACCAACGATCCGAACTACGGGTTAAGAACTGACTATGTTCACCCTAAAAGGTTTATCCATAGCTATACAGAGGACCCAAACTTCAGTGACCTAGTGTATGCTGGGCACATGCGTAAGATAACTATATCTGAACTAAGAAGAATATCTGCTGGCCAGATAGATGAGGAGGGACTGAAGAAGATCGCTCAGAAGGCAGCCAGGATGTACAACTATGATTTCTCATCAATAGACAGGACTGACTATGATAATAATCTGAATCAGTTCAAGTACGCTTATGATGCATACATGGTTGAGGTACTTGACTTCGAGTTCATATCTGTCGACAAGATGTGTTTCGAATCAAAGGAGAGCAAGTACGGGAACACTGGGTTCTATATGAAACCTAGCGGGTACAAGGCACCAGAGAGCTCTGTGTTTAGCAGAGAGGTAAAACACTTAGATGTCGAGACCGTGTACGCTGGTTCATACGTTGTCGGTTGTGACTTTGTTTTCAACTACGGGTTACAGACAAACGTGCCAAAGAACATGTATGACATCACCAGGGCAAAGATGTCTTACTCGGTAGTGGCTACGAACCTGAACAGCATGATACCAAAATCAATGGTTGATAGTTGTATAGGATTTGCCGATCAGTTACAGCTCACTCACTTGAAGATCCAACAGGCAATTGCTAAGGCAAAGCCAGACGGTATTATCATTGACATCGAGGGACTGGAGAACGTACAGTTAGGTAAGGGTGGCGAACTTAAACCGCTCGAGTTGCACGATATCTATGAGCAGACTGGTGTGTTCTATTACAGATCTAAGAACCCAGAGGGTGGATTTCAGAACCCGCCTATACGGGAGATAGGGAATAGTATTCGAAACATCAATGAGTTCATAGCCCTTTACAATCACTACCTGAGAATGATCAGGGATGCCACGGGGATCAACGAGGTTATGGATGCATCATCCCCAAAAGGAGATGCACTAGTAGGGGTAAGAGAACAAGCGCTTGCTGCTGGTAACAATGCTATATACGACATCACTAACGCATCCATGGTGATGTACAAGAAAGTGTGTGAGGATATAGTTAAGTGCTTGCAGGTAATACCTAGAGAATCAATACTCTATAAGGCATACGAGAACGCTATTGGTAAAGAGAACATGGGGCTGCTCACTGTGTTCAGGGATTTACCTATGTTCAACTTCGGTATCAAGGTTGAGAAAGAACTTGATGAGATCGAGAAGTCTTACCTTGAGCAGAACATACAGATATCGCTTTCCCAAAGAGAGATTGATCTCGAGGATGCGATAATGATCAGAAGGCAGAAAGACATCCAGCTTGCAGAGCAGCTGCTAGTTCTCAGAAGAAGAAAGAGAATGATGACCAATCAACAGATGGCCATGCAGAACTCTCAGCAGCAAGCCCAGATACAAGCTCAGGTTGCACAAGCAGCATCTCAAGCTAAGGCCCAAGAGTACCAAATCAAGTCACAGCTTGACGCGCAGATGAGGTCTCTTGAGCATCAGCTAGAAATGCAACGATTGGCATTCGAGATGCAGTCTAAGAAAGAGATAGAAATGATCAGGGCTCAAGCAATGCTTGGTGTGAGATCTGACGATAAGGACTTCAAGGAGAAGCTCGAAACTCTCAAGGAGGATAGAAAGGACGAGCGCGTAGACATACAGGCGGCCAAGCAGTCTCAGCTTATATCTCAGAGAAAGGGATTGAGGGGTGAGATCGAGGAACCAGTAAAGGAAGGGGAAGAACCGCAGTCCGATATTGATGCTTTACTACAATCAATGATGTAACAATAATGGCACAAATTAACCTAGATACGGCTCAAAGATTGGACATTACCTGCCGAAAGGGGGATACGTTCGAATTAGACATAGACTTCACTCAGACGATTCCAGCCGCGAATACCTGGCTTATGCATGTTAGGGAGACTGATACGTCTGAAGGGGAAGATAACATACTCATACCAGTTGGTGACATTGTGTTCACTGTAGATGATGGGGATGGGACTGGCGTTACGATAACCGACTCAAAGCTGACGGTGACCATACCAGCAGTGAACATGGCCGATGTGGATTCTGGAATGTTTGTTTATGACATACAGAACACAAACAATAGTATAGTAAAGACTTACGTATACGGGATATTTAAGGTGAATGAAGATATCACAGTGTAATGACTTTAATTGTAAACACACCGCAGCCACAGACGGTTCTGA